AGAAAAGCCCCTAATCGCGACTGCACATCCTGGCTACTATCAAAGACAAGGTCACAATCCCATGGGTACTCCTGAGACTGATAGTCGCTCTACAGCGTGCATACCAGGAAACAGGTACAGGCCTTGTTACTGGGCAGGTGGTTTCAATGGTGGCGAGTTCGAAGCTTTTATGAAAATGTCGAAAGAGATATCGGGAAGAGTTGACCTTGATACCTCGAACAGCATCGTTGCCGTCTGGCACGACGAGTCTCACTTGAACGCATACCTCTCGGAACCACAGAATCTTGAAAATGTGAAAACTCTTGTGCCATCATATTGCTATCCTGAGAGCTGGTCTCTTCCGTTTGAGAGAAAGATTCTTGCCCTAGACAAGGACCATGCAAAAGTGAGAAATTAATGAAGATTGGTGTTTTTGGAGCATCAGGAATGTTAGGCCACATCCTTGTGAAGCTATCAATCATGAGTGGCCTCAATGTAACTCCTCTCTCTAGAAAAAAGATGCCAGGAGATCTTTGTGAGATACCTGTCGAATATTTTGAGGCCTCAAATTACGATTTGAAATCTCATGATTTCGACTATGTTATCAACTGCTGTGGACTAATCAAACAAAGATCGACAAGCAACTCTGCCCTCTATGAGATTAATCGAGAGTTTCCAAAGAGACTTGCGTCAAAATACGGAAAAAGACTGATTCACATCAGCACTGACTGCGTCTTTTCGGGAAAAAGAGGGATGTATGTCGAAAGTGACGAAAAGGATGCACAGGACAATTATGGGCTTTCAAAGTCCGGCGGAGAAGAGATTGATGCGAGAGTCTTAAGGACCAGCATTATTGGAACTCATGCTGAAGATTGCAACGGACTTCTAGAGTGGGCGAGGAGCCAGAGAAACAGGTCAGTTGAGGGTTATATTGATCATTTCTGGAGTGGAGTTACTACGCTCGAGCTGTCAAAGCTGATCATTGATGAAATTGAAAACATCGAATCACAAAGACTGAGGCATGTATACTCCAATAGGGTTTCTAAGTTTGATGTTTTGAATGTTATCAACGATGAGTTTGATCTTGGCATGAGCATCAAGGTTGCATCAATTGGCCTGATAGACAGAAGTTTATCAACAATCTTTGAAGACAATAAGATTAGAAAGAATCTTCGAAACCAAGTGCAAGAACTAAGAGATTTTGAGAGGATCAAGCTGTGATAAAGATATTTGCAATTCATTTCAATAGGCCTGACTTTATTCTTCTGCAAAACAAGACTCTACGAAAGTTTGTAAAAGAAGACTTTGAGTATGTTGTGGTCAACAATGCAAGTCAACCAGAGATAAGAAACGTCCTGGAACAGGCTGCTAAAAGCATTTCAATCAGGACAATTCAGGTATTCGAAAACATTGACCAACATGCTGCAGCAGCATATCCAGGATATCATCACTCCATTGCAATGAATCAAATCCTCAGAGACGAGATCAAAAACCAGAATGACATATGTGTGATTCTTGATGGAGATATGTTTCTATTGAAGCCTTACTCATTTGAAGAAAAGATGAAAGGGGTCCAGCTTCTCGGTGGACTGTTGCAGCAAAAGGGAAGATACTGGCTCACACCTGTTGCTATTGGAATGAAGCCATTTGAGCTTCCTGACTTTGACTCCATCAACTTGATTGGTTCACACATTTTTAACATGGAGCCACATGACAAGTCTAAAGATGTGTCTTTCTACCCAAGAAAGGTCGGAGACAATTACGTCTTTGATTGTCCGGCATGCACCGGTGCTGTTTCCTGTAGCGATGAAAATCACATAAGGCTTGACACCGGTGGAGAAATATACACTTACTTGAGAGACCATCCTGATGTCAAGGTGAAAAGAATGTCAACCACATCCCAGATCAAGAATGACTCTATTCACAAATTTCCTGAGCTTACAAAGCACGGATACACAGAAGAATACCATTTTGAGATCTACGATGGAAGTTTCTTGCACTACTGCAGAAGTAGCAATTGGGATAGAAAAAATTTCGACTTTCATCAAAGAAAGACACGTGTCCTTGTCGACATTGCAGAGTCTGTGATGAGAGGTGAAACTTCTTTGGACTCAGATTACACCCTTGATGACAATGAGTGGAGCGGGTGGCCTCTCGAAGTAATGAAAACACATGGAGTAATCTGATGCAAAAAATTAGCGATTTTTCCGACAAAGTTACGAAGTTTCGATACTTCAAGAACACCGATTTTCGAGTAGACGGAATCAGGTTTGGAAACTGGGGCTCAAGGCCTTATGAGTACTTTTGGGTCGCTGCTGTTGAGAATGCTGAAGGAAAAGACATTCTCGACATTGGAACAGGAACTCCAACTGAGCACAATTGGCATGAATTTGTCGCCTATCATGTCAAGCCTAAGTCATATCTTGGAATAGATTTTGATGACAGGCTCAAGAAAGACTGCATTTTGCTCGAGAACCATAGGGTGGTTTGGATGGATGCATCTTCTTTGGACGCACCAGACGACTCATTTGATATCATTTACTCAATATCAACATTTGAGCATATTGACAGCGTAGAAAAGTTCATGGAAATAATGAGTGAGTGCAGGAGAGTATTGCGACCTGGTGGCAAAATGATTGTAACTCTTGATGAATATTGGGACAATAGAATAACCGACTCCCTTCCATGGAACGAGCTTGAGAAGGCTTATGTGAGAGGAGGAAAGAACTTTATCGATAGATCATATGGGATGGTTGACTTTGCAAGTGACATAGCAGAAATGTTCCGCCCTGTTGACGAGGTGCCAGTAAAGAAAAATGCGGATGACTCCCTCCTGTACAGTAGAGTCTACAACGATTGCATCAGTTACGGTGTATTTGAAGTGATAAAATAAAGAAAGGTTGATATCCTTATCTCCAGGAGAGCTTTTGAAGAACGAGAGCATTCTAATTACTGGCGGCGCAGGTTTTCTCGGAAAACAGATCATCTCAAAGTCCTATGAAGACAACGAGATCACGGTGTACTCCAGAGACGAGGCAAAGCACTATTTCCTAAAGAAGAAGTACCCAAAAGTTAGATTCGTTGTAGGAGACGTAAGAGACTTCGACAGGCTAAGGAGGGCATGTCAGGGACAGACAATTGGAATTTTTGCTGCAAGTCTCAAGCAAATAGAGGCATGTGACGAGAATCCTGAGGAGGCCTCGAAAACCATCATTGATGGAGCCTTCAACAGTAGAAGAGCTGCCGAAGACTGTCAGCTCAAGGCAGCCTGCTTCATAAGCTCAGACAAAAGTAGGGCTGCAACTACCGTGTATGGAGCAATGAAATACGTTGCAGGTGAGTCTTTCATACTTCATGCGGGTAACTCACCGAGACTGACAACCGCAATCTATGGAAATGTTCTCAACTCCACAGGAAGCATCATTCCTCTCATATGGAATGCAATCAAGAATAGGAAGTCACTACAGCTCTACTCAGATAAGATGACAAGGTTTCTTCTTCCTGTTGATGATGCAGTATCATTGATCACGTCGAGCCTGAAGAGTGAACTCACAGGTGTGAATATCGTTCCCAAGATACCAAGTGCAAGAATCAAGGACATCTTTGAGATATATGCAGAGAATTTTGGTCTTCGATACGAGATGGCGGCTCCCAGAGTTGGTGAAAAAATTCACGAAGTGATGGCATCACCTGAAGAGATCAGGAGAATGCAATATCGTCAAGATCTCGGATTCTACACCATCGACCCAAGGAAGGAATACAATCAACTTCAATTTCCCAATGATGAGTATTCATCAAGAGATCATTGTGTGTCGATTGAAGACCTTGATAAGCTCTTAAGGCAATCAAATTACTTCGAATCAGCGAACGAGTGAAGCATGAAGATAATTGTTTGGGGCTTGCCACTTCATTCTCACACACATAGCTACATCCATCATGCTTTTGCAAGGGCTTCAATGGCAATGGGCTATGAAACATGTTGGGTTGAGAATTCTGAAAAGTCAAATGAGTTAGTGAGACATGATGACATAGTCATATCATGCGGTGTGGCTGATTCATTCCTGTTGTATAAGAAAGGTGTCAATTATGTCCTTCACAACTCCGATAGGGATGACCTTCGAGACGGAAGTCATCTAAATCTACAGGTGTACACGACGGATGTCTTGAACAGAGAAACAGAAAATCTTGGTGACTTGACTTTCTGGCAATCATCGAACAGGACTCTTTATCAGCCTTGGGCGACTGATCTTCTTCCTAATGAGATAGCTTCCGTCACCCCTGTAAATGCGTCTAATCAATCAAACGAGGTCATCTGGATTGGATCAATTATGGGTGGAGAGCAAGGAAACTACGAAGAAATTTCAAGATACGCAAGTCTTTGTGACATGAAAGGAAACGTCTTCAAGGTTGCAAGAGGAACATCAATCGAAGGAAACATCGAAGCAATCAGAATGAGCAGGCACTCACCAGCTATTCAGGGAAAGTGGCAAGTAGAGAAAGGTTACGTCCCATGCAGAATCTTCAAGAACATTAGCTATGGCAGGATGTCATTGACGAATTCAAGGACAGTGGCAGACCTTCTGGAGCTGGATTTTTGCAAGGATATCGATGAGCTTTATGAGAAGTCTGAGTCTGTTGCTCTTGGATGCGAATCATCTATCACAAGAAGCAAGATGAAACTAGTGTCCGATAAGCACACGTACATCAACAGGCTCGAGAAGATCATGAGATTTGTGAGATCCTAATGATATCTGTGATTATTGCCGCCAAAGATTGTGAGAAATGGATTCAAAGAACTGTTCAAAGTTTATTAGAACAGGAATTCCATGATTGGGAGTGTTTGATATCTGTCAACGGTTCATCCGATAGAACCGAAGAAATTGCAAGGTCTTTCGATGATAGAAGATTCAGAGTGATTACAAGCGATATTCCAAACAAATCTCTTGCTGTGAATAGAGCTCTAGTCAACTCATCAAGGGACTTGATTTGCATACTTGATGCGGATGATTTGTGGCACCCTACAAAGTTAGGCAAACAATATCTCAGTATCATCGATTCCAAAATCGATATCCTTGGGACTCAAATGGTCTACATTGATGAAAATGAAAATGAGATTATGAATACACCGCATTTGCCCACGGATCACGATTCATGTGTTTCAAGTCTCATGAAAAGAGAAAATCCAATAGCGAACTCATCTGTAATGTACAGGAAATCGCTGCATGACAAGGTAGGATACTATGATCCTGAGATGTTTGCCGTGGAAGATTATGATATTTGGATGAGATCCATGAGGGCTGGACTGAGATTCTCAAATCTAAAAGAAAAGCTCCTGTTTCACAGGCTTCACGGTCAGTCTCATTACAATTCCACTAATAAGCAGCAAATTTGCAAGCATCTTGTTGATGAGATCAACTTCTTCTTTGAAAGGAACAAATGATGAAAGTTTACACGTTTTACTCAAAAAGTCACGAATCTCTCTTCCGAAGACTTGAAGACTCAATAACAAAGAATTGTAAAGATCTTGTCCTGGTACCAGAGATTATAGAGCAAGAATGCCCCTCAGGTGAGTATATGAATGCCGGGTGGGGAGAAAGTATGAAAAAGAAACTGTCAGTAATTTTGACGGCAATAGAGAACGGTGAAACATTCATTCACTCAGATGCTGACATTGTGTTTCTTAAGGACGCAAAGAATGAGCTTGTCACTGAACTGGGTGACTATGACATAGCTTTTCAAAATGATGGCGGTACTGGTGGAACTTGGTACTGTATGGGGTTTTTTATCTGTAGGCCTTCTGCCAGAATCAAAGATCTCTTCATGTATGTGAAAGACAGAATTGACATGTTTGAAGGAAATGACCAATTAGCCATGAATAATGCGATAAGTGACTTTAGAAACCCCAATCCTGGAGAAGGGTGGAAAGACATCAAGTACAAGCATCTTTCAAGCAGATTTTTCACATATGGACTTCATAGACCTGTGAATAACTTGCCGTGGACAGGACAAGCATTCGGTGTTCCAAGTGATATCATCACGTTTCACGCAAATTGGACCAAGGGCATAGAAAATAAGCACAAAATAATAGATTACGTTACAAGATCCTTGGAGATCAACAAATGAACTTGATCACCCAAAACTGGGTTCAGTTCAGTCAGGTCGATGATCCAATTAGAACTGAAGAAACTATCTTCTATCAACTGCAAAATGTTGATCTGGGACTTCCATTGGTGTCTTTGCCTCTTGCATATTCAATCAACAGGTTTGGAGTTGACGCCACGCAAAGAATGATAGACGAGATCGAAAAAAGAGAAAAATGCACCAAGATATACGTGTGCCAGCACATACTTGTGAGTAGGCTAAATTTCGGAGAAAACTTAGTTTTCACCCCTCACACTGTAGAGAGCGACAGTTTTCATTTTGTTCCGCACTACAACCCAGCATTTCAAACGAAAAGAGACTTCTTAAGGTTCTCTGACAGAAATTGGAATTTTTCTTTTATGGGAGATTTCAATACAAGTCAAATTAGAGAAGAGATAGGGTCGAAATTATCCGGAATATGCCCGGTACAGCAGACAGGAAAGTGGTTTTTCTCACATGATTTTGCAACTCAATCAATCTTAAAGTCAAACTATCAAAAATTGCTTGAAGATACAAAGTTTCCTCTTTGCCCGCAAGGCACTGGTCCATCGACATTGAGATTCTTTGAAACCCTATCATCAGGTGGATTTCCAGTGATATTCAACGATATCAAGCTCCCGAAAGACATTCGAAAGTACGTCATCTCATCTTCAATAGGAGATATTGAAGGAGGAAAAATTATGTCACAATTGAAGAAATTCGACAATAATATTCAAGAAGAAATGATCGAAATGTACTGGTCAAGGTATTCAAACGAAAAACTTTCTCTTTCAATCATTGAAAAGGTAAGGCAAGCATGAATGCAAATCATGATATCATGAGAGAACTAGATGAATTCTCACATCTTTACTCACAAAGGCCAATATTCGACAATTCTGGAGGAATGAAGTCTCCTCACATGTTTGGGCTGTACAGGTGGCTAAAAGATCACCAGCCTGAACTGATTATTGAAAGCGGAATCTGGAAGGGACAAGGAACATGGTTGCTAAGAAAGACCTGTCCAAGTTCAAGGATTATCTCCATTGATGTGAACATGTCAAACAGGGTCTTTGTAGACGAAAGAGCTTCCTACTACGACAAAGACATCACAACGCTAGATTTGAAATCTTTGGTTAGAAATTTCGATCAAGATAAGGTGCTTGTTTTCTTTGATGATCATCAAAATTTTGACAATAGAGTTGACTTTTTGATCGAATCAAAGGTTCGACACGTAATATTCGAGGACAACTATCCGACAGGTCAAGGTGACTGTGTTTCTCCAAAAAAGCTTATAGAGGCATCAGAGAGAAACGAAGAAATACAGGAAAAGTACGCTAAATTGTCTGCTGAAAGAGTAAGGTCCATCAGGAACAAAATAGAAAAGTACACCGAACTGCAGCCCATCTTTGTAGATTCAATGACAAGATGGAAAGTTCCTTGGAGTTATGAAACCGTGAAGCCGCTGTTGAGCCATGATGATTCTCATGCTTATAAAGATTTCTTTGATGAAAGGTTTGATTACACATGGATTTGTCACTTGGAGCTAAAAAATGAGTAAAGAAAGGCTTGGAACCGATTACGGTGGGTGGGTTGTTGAATTAGACTTCATCAATGATGGCGATGTAATCATCGATGCAGGACTTGGAGAAGACATAAGTTTTCTTGAAGAGCTTGCAAAGATAAAAAACGTCAAGATCATTGGTATTGACCCGACTCCAAAATCTCACTCCTACGTTGAGAGCAGGAACTTAAAGTCTTTGTCACTTCATAAGTTGGCAATTGCTCCAAAAGGAGTAGAATCTATTTCTCTGTATAAGAACACGAACCCAAATCACGTTAGTGAAAGCTATCTGCAAGATCACGGGTCAGTAGGGCAGGCATTTCATACCGTGAAATGCACCTCGTTTGCTGACCTAATCCAGGAGCATAATCCTTCACTCATAAAGATGGATATCGAAGGAGCAGAATACGACGTTCTTCAAGAATGCATCGGAGTCAAGCAAATCTGTGTTGAGTTTCATCATCATTGCCTTAAGACGCGAGACATAAACGACACGAATAAGATGGTTAAGATGTTAAGAGATGCTGGTTATGATGTCATAGCTTCAAATGGCATTGAATACAGCTTCTTGCTAACGTGATGAAATGTGCAGCTTCTTAGTAACAAGTAAGAGAAATTTCAACTTGGAGATGGTCAATCACTTCATAAAGAAGAGAGGGCCTGATCTTACGTCCTGTTTAGAAGACGATCAGTTTTTCTACATTCACAATCTCCTGTCAATAACAGGAGATCTCACAAGCCAACCGATCAAAAATGACTCTATTACTCTTGTCTACAACGGGGAAATCTACAACTATCGAGACTTTGGAGAATATCAGTCAGACGGACTTTGCCTGATCGATCTTTACGAAAAGTTTGGAACCGAAGCATTTCAGATGGTAGACGGAGAATTCGCAATAGTTCTCCATGACAAGAAAAGGAAAAAGATCTACCTTTGCACCGATACTTTTGGAACAAAACCCTTGTTCTACTCTACGTCAAAAAGTGACTTTGGCGCAAGTTCATATCAGTCATCCTTGCTTTTGTTAGGATTTGAGCAGGTTATTAAGTGCAAACCAAATCAAATTACTGTAATAGACCAAACTACATTGTCTGTTTGTGACGAGATTCCTCTCTATACTTTTGACCTGACTCAACATAAGAAAACGTATGATGATTGGGATGCTGCTTTCGTTAGCAGCGTTGAAAAAAGAATCAGAGGGCTCAGACACAATCTTGTAGTCCCAATGAGTAGTGGCCACGATAGCGGCCTGATTTGCTGTGTACTGAATGAAATGAATGCAGATTACGTTTCAATCTCAATTAGGGGAAAGGAAAATCAGGATGTTCTGAATAGAAGATTCGAGATCAAACGCGGTGTAAAGTACATTCATGATAAGATCTCATCTTTTGACATCGAGAAAATTAAGGAATCTTTTTCAAGTGATGTAGAGAAATTCTTCTACGGCCCAGTGCCAGGCACTCATATTCAAGACGGATTTAATGATCAAGGAGCGATCGGTCTTTACTTTGTTCTCAAGGAATCAAGGGAAAAGAATAATTGCAAAGTGATCCTCTCTGGTCAGGGTTCTGACGAGATGATGTCGACTATAAAAGAGTATGGGTTTCAAACGACAAATCCGATTCCATTTCCTGATGACCTGACGAATGTCTTTCCTTGGGGAAACTTTTACTATGGCTCACAATCTTCTTATTTGATGAAAGAAGAGTGCGTAGCAGGCTCTCTTGGAATGGAAACCAGATATCCATTTCTCGATAGGAAACTTGTTCAAGAATTTTTGCAACTCGACTCCAGCCTGAAAAATGCAAAATACAAGGCTCCGATTGAGCATGCATTCAAAAAGAGGAACTATCCATTTTACGAAGGTAAGATGGGTTTCAATATCGGACTATGAATCACTTTACAGGGAAAATCAATGCCGTCAATATCTGAGGAGTGTCCTCATTATGGAGATGCTTGCGATCTTGCATCTCGCGATGATGAATTCTTTTCGACATTCAAGAGAAATAACTTCTACAGGGCTGTTCTAGAACATGTGTCAGAGGAACAGGGACAAATGTATTATGATGAAATTGATGAAAACTCTCTTATGAAGAAAGAGATTCACAAGTTTTCAATTAATGACTTTTATGGACTGCCTATTGTTCACGATTTTGAGTTTGGAACATTCTCACCTACGACACTGAGATATGCGAAGGTCCTCAATGACATATCTAAGCTGGTTGACATAAACGATTCAAGCATAGCCGAAATAGGCGCTGGATATGGAGGCCAATATCTTGTGACGAGGCAACTATTCAAACCAAAGAGATATTCTTTCTTTGATATAGACCCAGCAATCAGGCTCATCAAGAAGTACACAAGGATCTCAAGATCAGATGATATCGATCTCGATTTTTACGTCTCAAACTCAAGCATTGAGATGAAGAACTACGATCTAGTAATTAGCAACTATGCAATCTCTGAGTGTGAGAAAGACATTCAGGACTATTACATTTCTAATGTGATAGCAGGTTCCAAAAGAGGATACATCACTTTCAATCACATGAGAGGCTATTCTATTGATGACTTTATTACAAGGCTAAAAGATCTTGGTAAGGTCCCAAGCGTTGGTGAGGAGAATCCTCAAACTTCTCCTCCTGGCTCAAGAAAAAATTTAATCATTACTTGGTGAGGAAATGCAGCACTATTATCATTCAATTGGCGAAAATTGGTTCACATACCCTGGATTTTATGCATCTGTTGTGAGAGAGTTCGAATCAGGATCTAAATTCGTAGAAATAGGATCCTGGAGGGGAAGAAGCTCTTGCTTTCTCGGGGTCGAGATTTTCAACTCCGGTAAAAGCATAGAGCTTCACTGCGTGGATACCTGGTTAGGCTCTGAGGAGCACCAACCAGGTGGAGAATTTCCTGAGGGGTATCAGATCCTTAAAGATGACGGTCTTTACAAAGAGTTCATAAGCAACATACAGCCAATAAAGGACATCATAAAACCGATTAGATTGACATCTATAGAGGCTTCTTCTCTGTATGAGGACGAAAGTTTGGATTTCGTTTTTCTTGATGCATCTCACAAGTATGAAGATGTCAAGCAAGATCTGGTCGCTTGGTATCCAAAGGTAAGGAAAGGAGGAATTTTTGCCGGTCATGACTATCCATCATGGCCTGAGGTTGTGAAAGCAGTCGATGAATTTTTCCCTCAAAAAGATTTTCATTCAAATGAACTTTGTTGGATTCATAGAAAAAACTGATGAACTCTCCAAAATCAGGAATATCCATAGGATGGAGACCAGGAAATCATGCAGGCATAATGGGATGTACCGAAATGCCATGGCTTGTGATGGAATCCATTGATTTCATTTTTGAAAGAATTAACAAGGAATCAACCGTATTCGAATACGGAAGCGGATCCAGCACATTTTGGTTTTCTAAGTTGGTAAGCAAAGTCTATTCAGTAGATCACGATCCAAATTGGTTTTCTCAGATGAATAACCTGATGTCTTCTCAAAAAATTTCAAATGTTGATTTAAGGCTTTCAAGTTGTGAGATGAGATATGTTCTCGATCATGATTCTGAGGTTGAGGAGCAATACGAGAATTATTCAAAGATGATTTCTAATCTTGAAGTGAAAGAATTTGATGTTATTTTGGTCGACGGAGTCACAAGGTCAATGTGCATCAAAGAGTCTATTTCTCACCTCAAAAAAGGAGGAATGTTGGTTATTGACAATGCTGAGAGGCCAGCATATTTCAAGGCAATAGAGTCAGTTCCCTCCAGTTGGAAACGATACGAATTTTCTTGTGCCGTAGACACTACTTTGATTTTCATAAAGGAATAAAATCAAATGAAAAGAAAAATCCTCACCACAGGCACCACAGGGCTTCTTGGAAGTGAGATAATTGCACTTGAAAGCACAGCAATCGGAATATCATCCAAAGAATGTGATCTCACTGAGACTAACCACGCCATCCTTACACTTGAAGACGGTCAAGTTGATACAGTCATTCACTGTGCAGCAAGAGTCGGAGGGGTGAAGGCCAACACTGACTACGTTGCTGACTTCTTTGACGACAATGTGAAGATGAACATGAACGTTCTTGATGCGTGTCGTGAGAGGAATCTGAAGCTTGTCTCTGTGCTCTCGACCTGCATCTATCCGGACGCTCCCTACGTGAAGTATCCACTCACGGAGGATCAGCTTCACATGGGTCCTCCGCATCCATCCAACTTCGGGTATGCATACGCCAAAAGAATGCTTGAAGTTCAGTCACGTGCTTATCGCCAACAGCACGGATGCAACTTCATCTCGGTCATTCCGAACAACCTCTACGGTCCAAACGATAATTACGACCTGAATAGTGGCCACGTAATTCCTGCGCTTATACGCAAGTTTCACGAGGCAATCGTAAGCAAGAAAAGAGAAGTGATTATCTGGGGATCAGGTAAGCCACTTCGCGAGTTCACATTCGCAAGAGATGCCGCAAGTATCATCCTGTGGCTTGCTCAAAACTATGACGGAGAATTACCTGTCAACATAGGAAATCCACAGCAGGTTTCAATCGAAAACTTGGCTCTCACAATTTCTGGTGAAATGAATTATCAAGGAACAATCAGGTTTGACACTAGCAAGCCAGACGGTCAGTTTAAGAAGCCTTCATCGAATGAATATCTGAGATCTCTCGGATGGAAAGGCGAGTATACGTCTCTTCGTGAAGGCCTTAAGGAGACGATAAAGTCATTTAGAAGTAGATACCCAAATGTTCGTGGTGTTACCATATAGCATATGAAAACAGCTCTTATAACTGGCGTAACAGGTCAAGATGGAAGCTATCTTGCCGAACTTCTTCTAGAAAAAGGCTATAAAGTAGTAGGAATGAAGAGGAGGACGTCTCTTTTAGCTACGGACAGAATTGACCACCTTCTCAAGCACTCGAACTTTCAGCTTGTCTATGGTTCAATGAACGATGCAGGATCTTTCTATCGTCTATTTGCCAATCAGAAGTTCGATGAAGCCTATAATCTTGCCGCCCAATCTCATGTTCGTGTCTCATTCGAGGTTCCTGAGGAGACGGTAGACGCCGTAGCAATGGGACCTCTCCGGCTATTGGAATGCATTAGGACCATGCAACCAGGCTGTCGCTTCTATCAGGCTTCCTCCTCAGAGATGTACGGTGATAACCCAGAACACCCACAGAACGAGCAGACTCGACTCATGCCGGCGTCTCCATATGCCTGCGCCAAGGTCTTTGCCCATGGTCTCACTCGCAACTACAGAGAGAGTTACGGCATCCACGCATCTTCCGGAATCCTCTTCAACCACGAGAGCCCTCGCCGAGGTGAGACTTTCGTCACCAGGAAGATCACGCTTGCGGCAGCCCGGATCAAGCTCGGTCTACAGGACAAGATTGCCCTCGGCAATCTCGATGCACTTCGAGACTGGGGCTATGCCAAGGACTATGTAGAGGCAATGTGGCTCATGCTACAGCAGGACAGGCCTGATGACTACGTTGTCGCCACCGGTGAGACACGAACGGTCCGTGAGTTCTTGAACGAGGTTTTCGATATTGCAGGACTTGATGTTGACAGGCATTTGGTAATTGATGAGAGACTAAAGAGGCCACATGAAGTTCCATGGCTTGAAGGAGACTGTTCAAAAGCTAAAGATCGTCTTGGATGGTCACCAAAGACAACCTTCAAGGGACTTGCAAGACTAATGTACGAACACGACCTGAAGGTCGAAATGGAGAAATTGAGATGAGCATTGCCGTAATTGGCCAGGGGTTTGTAGGTGGTAGTCTCACAACCGTTTTCTCTGAAAGAGGTGAGACAGTCTACGTTTATGATAAGGCTGGAAAGGTAGCACAAGGCGGAATCTCCAGTTTCACAAGGCAGATTACCAGAGAAATTGTGACACCAAAGTCAATCACTGATTTTGTAAGAGAGTGTGAAGCCACTTCGGGTTTCTCAGGTGTGTATTTTATCTGTGTTCCAACTCCGATGTATGATGATGGTTCACCTGACACCAGAATAGTCGAGGATGTCTTAGATCTTGTAGCATCTGCCCCATATGCCGTAGACTCACCCAGAAGAATTGCTGTCATAAAGTCCACAGTACCGCCAGGTTCCACAGAAAGATGGAACAAGCGTTTCAATGACTTGGACCTTCACATTGTCTTCAATCCTGAGTTCCTCACTGAGGCTAACGCCCTGAATGACATGAGGACTCAAAATAGAATAGTTCTTGGCGGTCCTCGACCCTACATCAACACGGTGAGGAATGTCTTTATGAGAGCATTTCCAAAGGTTCCTATCATCAAGACGAGCTCAACTACTGCCGAGATGGTAAAGTACACAACAAATTGCCTTTTGGCTGTGAAGGTTGCATTTGCGAACGAAGTTTCACAGGTATGCGAACATCTCGACAAGGATGGACTAAATGTTGATTACGATAAGGTGATCGAGTACGTGAAATTTGATCATAGACTTGGAGACACTCATTGGTCGGTGCCAGGACCTGTCCCAACTCACGATGGAAGGTATGTAAAGGGTTTTGGTGGTCACTGCCTTCCAAAGGATCTAAACGCACTAATGAGCGTTGCAAGGTCATACAAGATTGAGCCAACTGTCATGAAGGCAGCTTGGGAAAAGAATCTTGAAGTAAGGCCACAAGAAGACAGAGACTGGGAGCTTCAGGTAGGAAGGGCAGTGTCAAGGAGAGAGAATGTATGAAGTAGGACTTATCGCAGGATCATTTGACCTAATTCACCCTGGTTACATCAAGATGTTTGATGAGTCAAAGAAAGTCTGCAATCGTCTCATCGTCGCTCTGCAAGACGATCCTACTATAGACAGACCTGACAAGTGTAAGCCAGTACAGTCATGGGATGAACGCAGAATCATTCTGGAATCACTTCGTCAGGTGGATGAGGTAACCTATTACAACACTGAGAAAGACCTCAGAAGGCTCCTGGGTTCAATCAAATTCGATATAAGAATCCTCGGAAGTGATTACATCGGCAAGAGATTCACAGGAGACGACCTCGACAAGCCTGTCTACTATTGCAACAGGAGTCACAATTACAGCCTCACAGACCTCAAAAGGCGAATCTTCGATTCAGTAAGAAATGTGAAAATGTAGGAAAAGTGGTATAAGATTGGAAAGGAGAAACGAATGTCAGACTTTCCAACAGGCAAGCCACATGTATCCTACTCGGAGGTCAGCACATGGCACTCCTGTGGGCACAAGCACAAGCTCACCTACATCGACAAGGTAGAGACTCCGGAGCAGGATTGGTCGCATGCCGACTTCGGAAAGCACGTCCACTCCGGAGTCGAGAACTACCTGAAGACCCGTGTGATGGACATTCCCGCAGTCGTCAAGCTCATCGAAGATGACTGGTCAGCAAAGAATCGTCCTGAAGTTGAGAAGTGGTCCAAGTGGGCTGTCAACATCCTCACAGACTTCCCAGGCTGGCTGGATACTGAACATCCCGGGTGGGAACTACTCGGTGCTGAGCTTCCCCTCTACGAGGACATTCCTGAAGAGGAGACAATCAAGTTCAAGGGATTCGTTGACTCCATAGTCCGTGTTCCTCTCAATGATGAGAAGACAAAGTGGAAGGTCTGGATCCTGGACTGGAAGACGGGACCTGCCGGTGGATGGCGCAGGGACAAGCTTGAGAATGAACTTGTTCTTGCCCAGCTCTGGCTCTATAAGGCATATCTGCTTCGCAAGCTTGAACTTCAGAGCCGTGATGTAGGATGTGCCTTCGTTGTCCTAAAGAAGGGAGCAAAGCCAGGCTCGACAATCGCTCGATATGACATCTCGGTAGGGCCAAAGCCTATGGAGAAGGGTGAAAAGATGGTCAAAAGCATGGTTTCTGGAGTAAGGAAAGGCAAGTTCTTGAAAAACAGGTATTCATGTGAATGGTGCCCCTTTAAGGGAACACAGCACTGTACCAGTATTTAACCTGCTATCCCCGCGACATAAAGTTCACCAAGCGGGGATGTACTTGCGAAAGAGAAAGATACTTATACTGTCGGACCACGCATTAAGCACCAGTGGCGTTGGAACGCAGACCAGACACCTTGTTACAGGCCTTCTTGAGAAGGGGCACTGGACTTTTAGGCAACTTGGTGCTGCTATCAAGCATGCGAACTATGACACGGTAGCAGTAACTCCTGATTTCATCATAAAGCCCATCGATGGCTTCGGTGACAGAAACCTTTTACGGGTTCTTCTTGCTACCGAAAAGCCCGATGGGATTCTCATTTTTACAGACCCAAGATTCTTTACTTGGCTCTTTGAGATGGAGGATGAGATTCATCAGGTCTGCCCTGTTGCGTGGTGGCACGTCTGGGATAACTCACCAATGCCTGAGTTCAACAGGCCAATGTACGAGTCGACCGATCTTATCAATTGTCACTCGTACATGACTTACGAGCTAATAAAAGATCAATTCCCAGGTAAGACAAACTTTATTCCACATGCAATACCAGCAAACATATTCAAGCCTCTTTCGAACCCTGAGATCAAGCATTTCAAGTCCATGCTTCTTGGGCACGATAAGGTCAATGATTTCGTTGGAGTTTGGAATAACAGGAATGCAAGAAGGAAGAGGCCGTCTGATGTGATAGAGTCATGGTCGATCTTCCTTGACAAGCTGCAAGCAAAGCACGGCCACAGAAATGCTACCCTCATAATGCACACTGATCCTCTCGATCAGGAAGGGCCAAACCTAATTGAGGTTTCAAAGCATTTTGGTATAGAGAATAAGATTGCATTCTCGAAGGACAGGTTAGAATTTGACAAGATGAATGTCATTTACAATATCTCGGACTTCTGCATTAACTTTTCATATGCCGAGGGTTTTGGACTTGCGACTCTTGAAGCAATGATGTGTTCAAAGCCGATAGTTGCCCTAAAGACCGGCGGCCTCACAAGGCAAATTATCGACCACAGGGACGGTTCTGAGAATGGTGTGGCTCTTCCTGTGGAGATGAGGTCGCTTGTAGGATCTCAACAGGTTCCGTACATTTACGAGGACTATGTCTCTACAGAGACTGTTGCAAATGCATACATGAAGCTCTATGAGATGGGACCTGTCGAGAGAGAAAAACTTGGAAAGAAGGCAAGGGACTATGCTAACTCGGAATTCAACTATCAGAAGACTGTAGACGAGTGGGATAGGACTCTTTTGAATTTAGTCGACAATTACAAGCCTGAAAACAAGTGGAGGACGGAGTGTCTGTAAGAAAGAATGTTCTACTAAGGGCGCCGCTCCTTTCGATATCAGGGTACGGAGTTCATGCAAGGCAGATATTCAGGTGGCTTGAGAAGAAAGACGTGAACGTCTACGTTGACATTGTTCCCTGGGGGATCACATCGTGGTATGTGAATCCTGATTCTTTGGATGGACTTGTCGGAAGAATCATGTCAAAGTCCGTCAAGCCAACGGAGAAAATAGACGTTGCATTCATGCTACAGCTGCCAAACGAGTGGAGCAGGGTCGAAGGTGCAATAAACGTCGGAATGTCTGCAGGAGTTGAGACCGACAGGGCAAATCCAGATTGGGTTGACTGCTGCAACATGATGGACGCCGTTGTGTTTCCATCACAGTTTTCTCTGTCAGGAATAAAGAGATCAGGAAACCTTGTGAAGCCATCATACGTTGTTCCTGAATCTTTTACTGACAAGATACTCGAGGTCGATTCTGGGTTGGATCTTCCTGATGTCGACACAAAGACTAATTTTTTAGTTGTTGGACAGGTAACAGGTTTCACACCAGATTCTGATAGGAAGTGCATATTTCACACAGTGAAGTGGTTCTCGGAGGCCTTTGCTGGAAGAAAGGACGTTGGACTCATACTAAAGTCTAATCTTGGAACCAATTGTGTCTATCACAGGCATCAGGCAAGGGATCTATTCAAGAAACTCTTGAAGGAAGTAAGACCAGGAACTTTTCCTCGTGTGTACCTCCTGAATGGTGAAATGTCAGAGACTGAGATGGCATCCCTCTATAGGTCAGAAAAGGTTAGCGCCCTTGTTTCTTTGACTCGAGGTGAGGGATTTGGACTTCCAATACTTGAGGCTGCAGCGTCAGGTCTACCTGTGATAGCAACTAATCACTCGGCTCACACGGAGTTCCTGAGACAGGGAAAGTTTATAGGAATTGACCACAAGATGAACCCAGTCTCGAAGGAAAGAGTTGATGGGAAGATATTTATTGAGAATGCAATGTGGGCAACTCCCGATGAGATGGATTTCAAGAGGAGAATAAAGAAGTTTGTTGAGTCCCAGCAGGTTCCAAAGGAATGGGCTGATGACCTCATGCTGAAGATTAGAAACTCACATTCAAGTGCTTCGATAGAATCCATCTACGACAGGGAGCTTGGATCATTGCTGTGATAATAGCTCTTACAACACTTTGCCTAATCCAGTTTGCTGCAATTGGAGCTCTCTCCTATTATTGCTACAAGTTTGGAACTACGATCATAAAGTTTCAAGAGTCAATTGAAGAGTCTCTTGACATGCTAGATGAAAGATACAATTCTATCTCAAAGGTCTTGGAGATTCCCCTGTTCTATGATTCACCTGAGATTAGAAGGGTTGTAGACGATGTGAGAGAAAGCAGAGAAGTCCTCCTCAAAGTTGCCAGTAAGATTGGCAATGTAGAAGACGTGAAGGACGAGGAGGAGACTTGAAAGGTAAAAAGAAAATGAAAGGAGACCAGCCATCTCCCACACGTGAGCTTTACTTTGGCCCCAGCGTACAGTTCGCAATTGGAAAGTTTCACCAAACCGATTCTTATCAAGTTAGGGGAGTCATCTACACAGAAGAGATTCTACCTGCCTTCAATAAGCTTGTTGAAAATCTCATCTTCATTTACGGTTTCTCAAAAAATACAGATTCAATTCATGAGCTGCGCTCCGACTGCGTGAACTTCCTATATGAAAACCTTCACAAATTTGACGGGTCTCGTGGCACAAAAGCTTTCTCCTACTTTAACGTTGTTGCCAGAAATTGGCTTATAAACAACGCAAAGAGAAAGACTAAGGACTCAATCAGGAGCGTGTCAATAGACGACATAAACTTGCTCTCAAAGAGAGACAGAAACGAGATCATGAATCATTCGATCGTTGAGTCGCCAGATGATGTTATGATAAGTTCTGGTCTCAGAGGCAGAATCTTTGAAGTCCTTGACGAAATAGACAAGAGGCTCACAGAAGAATACGAAAAGATGACCCTCATGGCTCTTAGAACAGTTTTCGAAAAGTTAGATGACATTGACTTGTTAAATAAAAGAGCCATCTTTATCTACGTAAGAGAGCTCTCTTGCGTGCAGCCAAAGCAGCTTTCTGCTGCAATGTCTCAAATTAGGAAACACTACAGAGATATTAGCAAAGGAATGGGAGGCATATTTTGAGCGAACACGACATTCTGAAGAGGCACAAGGAAGCCGAAGACAAGGTAAAAGGCTTTAGCAGGCTTTTGGACGAGCTTTCCACAGCTGATGACAAAAGAAAGGCCCTATGGAAAGAGATATACTCAAATGCAGTTCATGATCGAGAGAATGCTTATGCGCTGTATATCTCACTTTATCAAAATCTGCAGGGAACTTCAAATGACCACAATGCTATTGGTCCAATGCTAGTTCGATACCTTGAGAGAATGTCAAAGTCAAATGAACAGCTGATCAAGCTTGCTGAGATGATCAGGGCTTCCGACGCAGAAAGCCAAATGTCCCCGGACGACATGTTCTCTGCAATTGAAGGTGGGTAAGTGCCAGCTCCCATAAATCCAAATGCCAACAAACCGTTCCATGTAAGTCCATTTCAGAAGGCGGTTGTTGTATCGATTGCAGTGATTGCAGGAGACCAATCAATAGTCCGGGCCGCACAAGACTTGGGACTCAAGATAAATCAGGATTTCATTGTCCCAAATACGATAATTGCAAGAAGGATTACGAACGGTGCCGATGACAATGGCACGTCCGCTGGGATATTTTACCCATTCTTTTCTTCACACATATCAATGCCCGTGAAGCCAGGTGAGACTGTTTGGGTGATATTTGACACTTCCGACGTTAGTGCTGGTTATTGGATGAGCAGAGTTCATGGAACCATAATATCAGAAAACATTAACTACACACACAATGATAGAGCATTTTCACTTACAGCTGCACCTCCAACAACTGCTGAAAAATCACGCGGTGATGGATCACCGCCCGCCGTTCAAACAACAAGAACGGACAATGACTTTCCAAATCAGTCCTTGACACAGGATCCAAGTTCAAATCCATTTGATGAGATTTATTTGAATTCTATAGGAGTTTTTTCTTTGGCTCCTCTTGAGCCCATACCAAGGCTTAATAAGAGGCCCGGTGATCTTGTAATACAGGGTTCGAATAATTCTGCGATCATACTGGGAATCGATAGAGGGTGGCCATCAGATAGCACTGCATTTACTGAAGCTCAAACAACGAATGCAAAATCAATAGCTCGAGAAAAGGCAGGTGCAATAGACCTTGTCGTTGGAAGATCAAGGTGGATAAATGGTGACAATTCTATGTCCGGGAAAAGAACTGTCCCACCAACATTCCAAAACTCTCCAAGAGGATATTTCGAACCAGTTAGAGACTTCATTGCGAAGAAAGCCACAGAAAATCTAGCAGAAGGAGACCCAGATTTTCTTGATGATGCATCTAGAATTTATGCAACAATGCAGACTGAGGTCGACTTAAATTTTTCGCTTGGTGTATTCTCACCAAAGCTATTCACCACAGCAGAAGTTGCTGCAGATGTTACAGGAGCAGCAATAGTTGCAAAGTCTGATGAGATTAGAATAATCGCTAGGAAGTCAGTAGAGAATAATATCACAGGTTCAATAAGAATCGTGAAGGAAGGAGAACCAACTGATGACCTTGCTTCAATTTTCCTTCTCAATGACGGAGTAATTCAGATATCAGGAAAGTCAATTTACCTTGGAAGACACAAGGATGACGGAGGAGCAGGTGATGGACCGAGTGATGAGAACGATGCTGCTGGAATGTCACAGCCATATGTGAAGTACGAACAGCTCAAGAAGCTTCTTACCGATGCTTTCACCGATGTTCAAAACTTTTGTAATTCATTGCTATCACACAAGACGCCTGGATACGGAGCGCCTTCTGTTGAGATAGTTGATGCTGCAAGGCAGCTCAACAGTAACATGAATGATAGAATTTCTGAGATTCCAAACGTGATGTCTAAGAGAATTTTCGGAGAATAAATGCCAATACAGCCAACCACAACCCAGATCCTTCAAACTTCAATATTCGAAGCATTCAAAAATGCAAGGGACAAGGGGACTGGGAGCGGGTCATCTGATCCTGATGCAATAGTTGAGAAGCTTGCGTCTGACCTGACAAGCGCAATTGAATCATATGTGATTTCTTGCATAATCACCAACCTGCCTGGACAGACGGTCGTCGGACAGGCGGCAGGATTGCCGGTTGTAGGACAGACGGTTTCACCAGGGACATCCGGGTCGTGATTTCGGTTTCAAAAACTTGATTCTTGAATACCTACTACTGGGTGAAGTATGTCCTCAAAGTCCGTTTCATATAACTTCAAGTCTGTTGGACAAACTGCTACCTCAATCGCAAGTCAAAGACCTCCTGATGTTCAAAGGCCAATAGGGATAAAAACACCTCTCGAACTCGGGACAGGTGCGGACGGCCTACTGAAGATGCACAAAGACTTGGAGAGACAGCTGTCTGACAATTTCAGAAACTTGCTTTTGACCAACTGGGGCGAAAGGATGTTCATGTATGATTTCGGTGCCAATCTCAAGGAACTTCAATTTGAGCTTGGTACCGAGGATGGAGACGTGGAGGCTATCAACAGGATTAGAAATGCCACATCCAAGTACATGCCGTTCATAGACCTGCAGACATTTGAGACATTCAATGTTCCTCTAGTCGTTGGATATACTTCAATAGTTGGCATCAGGATTACGTACACAATACCTGTGATTTCTGAAAATCGAAAAACAATTGAGGTAGCAATAGGGAGTGTAACATAATGGCTTCTAATCCAACACAGGCCAACCAAAGAAATTACCTTGCAAAGGACTTTACTGCTCTTCGTGCAGACCTTCTCAGGTATTCACAGACATTTTTCCCTGACAGGATCCAGGACTTTAGTGAGACAAGCCTTGGCGGTCTCCTGATAGACCTCGCTGCCTCTGTCGGAGACACACTCACCTATTACCTCGATCATCAGTTCAAGGAGCTTTCTTGGAGTGATGCGGTCGAGCTTTCGAATATTGAGAGGCACATCAGGAATAATGGAGTAAAGATCACAGGAGCATCACCGGCAACAGTTGAATTGACTGTCTTTGTCGAAGTTCCATCTGAGCTTGTGTCAGGAATCTACGTGCCTGAGAGGGTGTCTCTTCCAGTCGTTGAAGCAGGAAGCGTATTTTCTTCAAACAGTTCGATAGACTTCACAACTCTTAGCAATGTAGATTTTGGTGCTAGAGACAGCTATGGCTTGCTGCTTTGCAATGTTGAGACAGGTGATTTGAATGATGATGGAACGCCTGCAAGCTTCATACTCAGTGCTCAAGTTTCTGCAACAAGTTCTATCATTGCCACCGAGACTTTCACAATTCCGAATGGCTTTAATCCATATCTCACAATATCACTTTCTAATCAGAACGTATCAGAGATACTGTCGGTGACAGACACAGAAGGAAATGAATACTATGAAGTCGACAGTCTAACCCAGGACACGGTCTATAAGACGAATCAGGCTTACGACTCACAAGGAAATATAATCTCACAAAACTTAGAGCTGGTAAGTGCTCCAAGAAGATTTATGGTCAACACGACCCTTACGACAAGAGTCACATCTCTTATGTTCGGCGGAGGAGATGTGAACTTTACTGAGGGTGATGCATTCCCTGATCCTTCGAGACTTGCGATTCCACTGTATGGAGGAAGCACAGTAAATAGATTTTCGGTAGATCCAAACTCACTCTTGAGGTCAAGGACTCTCGGGGTCGCCCCAACCAATACTGTGATAACCGTGAGGTATAGGCACGGAGGAGGATCGTCACACAACGTCTCAGCAAACTCCATAAGGACAGTGAGGACGGTATCGACAAGGTTTCCATATGAGGCTTCCGATTCTGCTGCTTCTATCAGGGCGTCAACTGATGTACTTAACTCTACGGCAGCCACAGGAGGAACTGCTCAACCAACTGTCAATGAATTGAGGCAGCTTATCCCATCGGCAAAGAATTCTCAATTAAGAATAGTCACAAAGCAGGACCTAATTGCAAGAATTTACTCAATGCCATCAAGATTTGGAAAGGTCGTAAGGGCCGGTGTGAGATCTAATCCTTCAAATCCTCTTGCAAAGCAGCTTGCAATCATAGGAGCAGATTCCTCAGGAAACTTTGATTACGTGACTGATTCGACAAAAGAAAACATAAGAACTTACATAAACGATATGAGGCTCATAAGCGATGCCATAGACGTCGTTGATGCTGACATTGTGAACTTTCAGGTCTACATTGAAGTTGTCGCAACTCCTAACTCAAACTCTTTCGAGATATCTTCGTCAGTGATAGAGGCAGTTCAGAACGTTCTTAGCAAGTCGAATTCACAGATTGACAGACCGATACTCATAAGTGATGTGACTTATGAAATCATAAATGTTCCCGGCGTTCTATCGTTGGTCTCCTTGTCCTTTGAATCAGTTACAGGAACAGTTGATGGAAGAACCTACGTAGGTTCAACTTTTGACTTCGAGCTGAATACCAACAGGGGAATCATCGTTCCGCCGACGAATGGGATATTCGAACTCAGATATCCACAAAGCGACATATTCGTGACCGTGGTGTGAGGTAAAACGTGATACTCTTTTCAACATCATCAGCTGACACTTACATTACGAATAAGATTATCGATAGCTCATACCAAGTCTCAGGAAACGTTGGAAGAGCTGGGACCATAGATATCTTCAAGCTTTATGATGAGTCAAGTACCATCACAGGAAGTCTCGAACTATCAAGAGGATTGATAAAGTTTGATGTTGGCAATGTCAAGCTGAAAGCAGGAAAGTCCATCGATCTAAATTCGAGTGATTTCGAAGCCAGGCTTATCATGAGAAACATCTCTACAGGACAGCCTGTTCCACGTGACTTCACATTAAGCATATTCCCTCTGTCCAGGTCATTTGACGAAGGGGCAGGCCGAGATGTGATATCATTTGCTGATGTCGATGCTGCGAACTTCCTGTCAAGCAGCATCAATTCTTTGTGGAATATGTCTGGTGCAAATGAGATGGGCAATCTGAATTCATCAGGAATAGACATCATTTCAAGTGGAAACTTGAATGATGGCAACGGACTTGTCTCTTTGAGAACAGACTTCAGATTTGAGGAAGGTAACGAAGACCTGTCAATAAACATAACGAGACTTGTATCAGGAACTGTTGCTGGAATTCTACCAGATCACGGCTATAGAATTTCATTCTCCGAGAGTGAAGAGGATGATCAGACCACAAGGTTCGTGAAAAGATTCGCTTCGAGGCATGTCACACAGCAGTCATTGAGGCCTTACGTTATAACCGGATACAATGATTCGACCGTTGATCATCATAGCTGCTCTTTCTTCAATGTGACAGGAACCCTGTATACTTTCAACTTTGTGAATGGATCCGGATTCAACTTTTTATCAGGATCTTCTCTTTCTCCTATAACAGGTTCAAACTGTCTTCTTCTGAATCTTACGACTGGTAGTCTGACAATCAGTCTCACAGGCAGCCAAAAATCTTTTGGAGATTACGTAAGCGGTGCTTATTACGCTGAGTTTTCTTTGAATTCATTCACACAGCTTTTGAATGGAGTTTCACTAGAAAATCATGCTCTCACAAGTGGAAGCATCAAGTTTCAAGAAAACTGGACATCTCTCGATGGAACAGTAAACTTTGCGAAAGACACGGTAACTTATGCAAGAACCGCTGGATCTTCAAGAGTAGGAAATCAAAGACAGCTGGTGTTAGGCTTGTCATCACTGCCAGGCAGGATAAATCAGGGGGATGTCATAAGAGTTAGGTTCGGAATTTTCGATAACCTTCTGCACGAGAGGTCATCAAGATTCTCCCTTGCAAGGACTCCTCTGCCACTAACAAATTGCAAGTTTAGAATCAGAGACATTCAGGCTGACTATCTTTTGTTCGATTTTGACATGAAAGGAACTGAAGTTTCCCTTGACTCTATCGGTAATTTTTTCGATCTTTACACAGAGAATCTTCCTGTAGGAATTCAGTATGGGATCGAGATCTCTGCATTGATTGACGGAAAGACATCAATATTCAGAGATGATAAATTGCAATCGTTTATTGTGAGCAAATAATGTCAAAGACCTCAATAGTCTCAGATTTCACTACGATTGAATCTCTTTTAGAAGCTCAAGCTTCAAGCAGGTCAGGGCAGAAAACTGTCAACAGTGTCAAATCAGGTGTTATAAGCTCTTCATCATTCAGATTGAGTGCACCAGGAAGGCCAATCCAATCAACTCAGCAATTGCCTGTTGATTGGTCTAAGTTTCAGAACTTCGTATTCTTTGGATCTTCTGCTACACTTACAAACATAGCCTTCGATACAATCATCAATAAGTTTCCATTCGATGGCACTTTTACTGAGATCGAAGATTACTTTGACAGCCTGTCTGGATTTGAGAAGCACATCTTCAATTCATTCCCGAAGTCTCTCAATGCTCTTCACTTTAGCAGTTCATACATTAGCGTAATAGACTCGGCAGGATCACTTCTTCCACTTCTTTCAAGAAATAAGACAGGTGCATCTGTACTAGATCCAGGATCT